ATTAGGTATCAAGAGCTTACAACTATTACTTCAGGATCTGGACAAGGAAAGTCCACGTTCTGTCGTCAACTTGCTGTTAACCTACTCACCCAAGGAGAACGGGTCGGGTACTTGGCACTTGAGGAATCAAATAGACGCACCGCACTTGGACTGATGTCCACAGCTGTAGGTAAATCACTACACATAGGAGAACATGACCAAACAGAACTCGAAGAGCATTTTCGTAATACCATTGCTAATTGGCATCTCTACTTGTTTGATGGCTTTGGTAGTTTTGACCCGTCAATTATTTACAATCGGATCGAATACCTTGCCAGTGGATTGGAGTGTCGTATTATATTCGTAGACCATTTGTCCATATTATTATCTGGACTTGATGGTGACGAAAGACGAATGCTAGATCAAACAATGACCAGACTCAGATCACTTGTTGAACGTACTGGCATATCACTATTCTTAGTATCACATTTAAGGAGAACAGGAAATGATAGGACTTCGCACGAAGAGGGAGGTAAAGTGTCCCTTAGTCAGCTCAGAGGATCTGCGGGCATTGCTCAGTTATCAGATCAAGTCATTGCCCTCGAACGAAACCAACAGAGTGAAACTGAACGAGACATTGCGACTATTAGAATTGTTAAGAACCGCTATTCTGGTGAGACTGGCTACGCTGGAAAGATAAAATTTGATTTAAACACATCACGGTTTACTGAATATGAAACTCAAGAATCATCAGTTTTCAACCCAGCCTCGGATTTTTGAAGGCAGCGGATATGAACACCCATGGTACACCTACTTGAAGAAACCTAATCCACCTACCCAACAACAAGTTAAGAAAGCCAAGTTTGTCGATAAGACTTATACATGGCAGAAAAAGAAATAGGAATAATTTTCGACCTTGAAGCTAATGGGCTTTACAAGGATGCTACTGAAATACATTGCATATCATACTATGACACAGCAGCTGAAGAGACGTTCTCATTCAATGACCAGTGTCCCGGTAAAGGTCTTTCGAGTCCTATCACTACAGCAATACAGTACATCCAGCAAGCTGATTACATCATCGGGCATAATATTATTGGGTATGATCTGCCCCTTATTAGGAAGCTTTATCCCTTCTTTCGTCCCACTGGTGTTATCGTTGATACCCTTCTACTTAGTAGGTTGTATCATAGCAGACTTATGTCTATAGATAAGGTCAAGAATTGGAAACACATGCCTCTACAACTCTACGGTCGCCACTCACTCGAAGCATACGGGTATAGATTAGGCGAGTACAAAGGTGCCTTTAGTAAGGACACTGATTGGAAAGAGTGGTCACAAGAGATGGAGGACTATTGCACACAAGATGTAAACGTCACTCGACGGTTATGGAAACATTTCACCCCCTACCTGAATGGCTCACGTTAGAACATCAGGTAGCAACCATACTCACTCAACAGGAGATTCACGGATGGTACTTCGATGAGAAATCAGCTAGAGAATTGGAATCAACTCTCCGCACAGAATTGGAATCAACTCAAGCCAAGCTTCGAGCAGATTTCCCTTACGTTGCCGGAACAGTTTTCACGCCCAAGCGAGACAACCAGAGAACTGGCTATGTCAAAGGCGTGCCGTTTACTAGACTAAAGGACTTTAACCCACAATCAAGAGACCACATCTCATGGATACTTCAGACGCACTGCGACTGGACACCGACATCGCTAACTGCTTCAGGGAAGGCGGTTATAGACGAGACCGTATTGAAAGATATTGGGACGGATATATCCCTACGTTTTTTACGTGTACTGGAACTGACCAAGCAGCTTGGGATGATATCAGAAGGCGTGAACGCATGGCAGAAGCTTGTTACGACATCTAGTCGTATACATCATCATTGTTCGGTAGGTTGTGCTACTCATAGAGCTAGTCACCGTAATCCCAACTTAAGTCAAGTTCCTAGCGATGAAAGATTTAGACGTTTGTTCACAGCTTCACCAGATTTGGTTATGGTCGGTGCTGATCTTTCGGGCATTGAGCTTAGGATGCTCGCTCATTATCTCGCACGTTACGACGGCGGTAGGTACGCAGATATCCTACTTAACGGGGACATCCACCAAGAAAATGCTGATAAAATTGGCATTAGTAGAAGACAAGTTAAAACAGTTACATACGCATTCTTATATGGAGCAGGAGACCAAAAGATCGGCACATCCTTCGATGGTAGCCTTGGGGAAACTCAATCAAAAAGAAAGGGTAAAGAAATACGCAAAGCGTTTGTTGATGCCATTCCGGGTCTTTCCGATTTGCTTCAAGCTGTTAAACGGGCTGCGGAAAGAGGTTTCGTCCGTGGACTCGACGGTCGTAATATCAGCGTTGACAAAGGGCACGTCGCTCTCAACTACCTCCTCCAAGGATCGGCGGCGATCATCGCCAAAAGATGGATGGTACTAGCTGACGCACAGTTAGATAGTCACTCTCATCAACTTGGTTTCATACATGACGAATTACAGTATGAGACTATACCAGCATCAGTAAATGATTTAAAGTTCTTACTTGAATTAACTGCTGTACAAGCTGGTGAATATTATAACCTGAGGCTTCCAATAGCAGCGGAAGCAAAGTCAGGAAAGAATTGGGCAGAAGTCCATTAACCACCTATGAAACTATTTATTGATGCTGATTTTATTGTCTATAAGGCAACAGCAGCAGCAGAGACAGAAATAGATTTCGGTGATGACGTAATTGTAGTTACTAGCAGGTTCACAGATGCATTAAACGCTACTGTACGAGAGATAAACAAGATCAAGAACAAGTTCCTCTGGGACGTACCTGAGATTGTATTATTTTTCTCTGACTCTAAGAATTTCCGCAAGGAAATAGAGAAGTCCTACAAAGGTCACCGTAATCGTAAGAAGCCATGCGGCTATAAACGTGTTATCAACGCATTGAAAGAAAGGTATGAAGTAATTATCATGCCAACACTTGAGGCAGACGATAGCATGGGTATTTATAGTACAAAATTTCCGGGTAATGTTATATGCTCCCCTGATAAGGACATGAGACAGATACCGGGAAAATTATATAACATGGATGAGATCACTCTCATCAATGAAGTCGATGGTCCAAGATGGCATTTAATACAGTCAATCTCTGGAGACAACACTGATGGATACAGTGGAGTACCGGGATTGGGAGTTAAACGTGCAACTGCTTTATTTGAAGAGCACGGCTATAGTTGGACAACTGTAGTAAAGGCATTTAAAGATAAAGGGTTGGATGAAGAGACGGCATTAATGAATGCTAGACTGGCACGTATCCTTACAGTAGATGACTATGACTTCGAGCGGAAAGAACCGAAACTCTGGACCCCCACCACCGATTACAGAATTGACGTATGAACAAGACTTTAAGTTACGTCAAATACATGATGCACTGAAGAAACCAGAAACAAAGAAAGAAGATATAATAACATTACTTATGGCATTGCAAGAGCAGTGCTATGTTTTATCAAACTGTGTGACAAATCTACTCGCAAAATGGCCAAAGGACCAGACTATTACCAGCGTGGACCCATTGATGTTTGGGATTTTATTAGACAACAAGAACTCAACTTCCACTTAGGTAATGCTATTAAGTATATCTGCAGAGCAGGTTACAAGGATAGCAAAATTGAAGATTTAGAAAAAGCTATTCATTACTTAGAAAACGAACTCCACCATGTCAAAAACATTTATTTCCGAACAAGCCAAGGAATTCCGTACACGGTACAACCTACAAAACTCAAGGAATTTAACGAAGCGTTCTTATCAGAAGAATCTGATCGTAGAGGAATTTAAAGAGTTTCTTGAAGCTGAAGGGATGTTATTCAGAGATAACCCAGTATTCCCTGCTGAAGCTTTAAAAGAGTTAGCTGACCTAGTATATGTTGCTTATCAATATGCAACTAATATGGGTTGGGATTTAGATGAAGCATTGAATAGAGTACATCAAAGTAATATGTCGAAACTTGGTGAAGATGGTAGACCCATATATCGAGATGACGGCAAAGTATTAAAAGGACCAAACTATCAACCACCAACTTTAACTGATTTAGTCTAATGACCGCAGAACTTATCTCCCGCACTGGTCGGGTCCAATCATGGTTGGATAACCCAGAATCAAGACTTCCAGTAAGCTGCACGGTATTTGTTGTTCAAGACTCCATGGAGGGTAAGGACGGTATCGAAGCAAGCTGGAGATTCGTTTCTCATGCCTTACGCTTTGGTGCTGGGTGTGCAGTACACTTAAGCAACATAAGAGCTAAAGGCTCTGAAAATGGTAAGGGGTTAACTGCCTCTGGACCAGTATCATTCGCAAAAATTTACTCAACTTTAAATGAAACACTTAGAAGAGGTGGCATCTACAAGAATGGGGCTGTTGTGGCTCATCTTGATATTGACCATCCCGATATCATTGAGTTCGTGCAAACTCCTAGATCTGAACTCCCTTGGATCAAAAGGTGCGTCAACCTTGATGAAGAAAAATGGAGAGAAGCAACTGAAGAAACTAAATCCGCTATCCTCTACGGAATTAAAAGTGGAGACATTTGGCTTACAAAAATAGCATATGACAATGACGGAAACAGAATCTACGGCAACGTCTGTCTTGAAGTTAGGTTGTTCTCACGTGGAACCTGCCTTTTGGAACACGTCAACCTCGGAGCATGTAACATTGAAGATATCGCCACTGCTTACTTTAACGGTATGTCAGAATTGTGCAGTCTCCATGCAAGAACAGGGGTTGCC